GATTCAAGGAGAGAAGGCTAAAAAGTTTGTCGCATGGCTTGCTTGTGTGAAAGGATTTTTACCCAATAGCATGACCATTAACGAGGCATCGGAAATATTTTTGCGTAGATGCGCAGACGAAGAGGAAGCGAAGAAGCATGAAAAGAAAGACAGTTAATTTGCGCGACCAACAGGAAGTTCTAGCGTTGATGAAGATTTTATACGGAAATGATGAGGTCAAGGATGACACGCAAATTTCTGATTCCAACAGAGAATCAAGAGCAAAGGGCATTGGTGAAGTGGTTAAGTCTGCACCCCATGCTAAAGGATTACTTTTACAAGAATAACAACGAAGGAAAGAGGACGGAAGCCCAGACTTGGAACCTAAAGCTNATGGGATTACGTCCGGGTGTGAGTGACTTGTTCATTCCCTACCCTAGCCGAACAGGGCTATACGCTGGTTTGTGGTTGGAAGTGAAACGCAATATGCACTACCCNCCATCAGCAAGGAAATCAGAGACTTGGATTAATCAAGAAATCTGGATTGAACGCATGAAGAATGTAGGATTTGACGGCCATTTCTGCTATGGTTGGGAAGATGGNAAACGAATCATCGAANGCTATCTCTCCGCTTAAATTTCTATTATTATTAGTTCGTTTCATGAAAACTTCCTTGCTTTCGTAGCCCTAGCAATAGGGCTATTTTTTGCTACACTTAAATTAACAGACAAGGAAAGTTATCATGCCAAAATTTAGCCAAAGATCATTCTCGAACCTAAGTACCTGTCATCCTGACTTACAAGCCTTGTTCTACGAGGTAATCAAGTATTTCGATTGCACCATNTTGGAAGGGTATCGCAATGAAGCCGACCAAGAAGCAGCCTATGCCAAAGGCAATACGAAATTGCATTGGCCACATGGTAAGCACAATCAAAACCCNTCAATGGCTGTAGATGTTACGCCCTACCCTATTAACTTTGACGATGAAAAATTGGCTATCTGGTTCGGTGGTTACGTGCTAGGTATTGCCCAGAAACTTAAGGATGAGGGCAAAATGTCTCATTCTGTGCGTTGGGGTGGCTCATGGGATGGCCTAGGTAAATTGGATAGACCCGGACAACTCAATGATGCTGGACATTTTGAATTGGTGGTATGAGGTGTGCCATGAAATGCATGAAAGAGTTCTTGAAAAACAAACCGCATATTGTACTATCAGTTCCAGCGATACTGTGCTTTGTGACGTTTTGCACGAATCTATTCGCGGCTCTTACGGATGGCAAGATTGATGCCAATGAGTTATCGACACTGTTATCAACTGCTGATGGATTTGAAAGTGTCGTTTTATTTATCGTTATGATAGCGTTACGTAACAAAAAACCGTAATATGTAGATAATGTTTTACATACACTAAAGGATTAGTGCCATGACAAGAAACGCAAGGATTAAAAAACCGGATGAGGTGAAGGATATTGCTAGAAATAGCAAGTTCACCCCGGAGAGGCGAGACAGAATTATTAATGACATATCAAGACGTATTCCCTACGAATTAGCAGCCGAAGCAAACGGCATTCATGAGTCAACGCTATACGATTGGCTCAATACGGCTAAGGCGCATCAGATGGACGGCATCGAGTCCGAGTTCACCAAGTTTTCCGAGTCTATAAAAAGGGCTGAGCTAACAAAGGTTATCGATCACCTCGATATGATTGCTGCAAAACCTGATAGATGGCAAGCTGATGCGTGGATATTGGAACGCAGATGGCCTAAGTACTTCGGCAACAATATCCTTCTCAAAGAGCTTAACGAGCGCATGAACCAAATGGCCGGAGCTAAACATCAATCAAACCAAGACGAACAAGAGGAGCATTAAGCATGGGCGCTAAATACACATCACCTAAACCAGATGGCTATCAAGCTACTCGCAATAACATTTACCTTGAGCGTGAACAAAAGCAAGAGGTGCGCACGTATGCAGAGGCCGGAGCATGTCGCAATCTACCTGCTCAAAGCAAAGCAAACTATGGCAAGAAAGGTTACTTGAAATAATTGTATATAAATACTTGCTTAATTAAATCAGTAAATATATAATGCTCCTCATCAAAGGTTAATTGTTGAATGAGGAGTTGTTAAATGTACTACCCAAAGATTGAGAATTGCACGGTAACTGAGCTTGGACTAATAGACTGGGAAACTGGCTATGATGTGTGGAATGGCGCAGGGTTTGAGTCTCAGCAAGAAGCATTAGACTTTGGCGTTAAGGTAAAAGAGATAGTCCCTCACGCTGTTGTGAGGTATGAAGTATGAGAATCATTGATGAACATGTGAATCTTTGGAAATCATTCGTTGAGAACAAAGAGAACCGACTTAGAAACTGTTTACCTCGTGATGAGGCAGACACAATACAAGAACTACATTTAACCCGGCAGGTCTTGGATAGTTTGATGAACCTGCAAGTGTTTTTAGATGAAAAGACTGGCGCATGATGCGCCTTTAATTACAGGGAGTGTTAGACGTGATTACATTGGACGTATTGCAACAACGAAGAGAATCTTTAGCCAATACCCTAGCCACAAGCGGAGTCGATTTAGAGATGCTTAAGGAAAGGGTAAAGGTGATAAAGAAGGAGATTGCGAACATACAGGGCGCAATCATTGAAATCGATCACATGATCGAATCGTTATAAGGACATAACACCATGAGTTTACTTAGTTCTATTATCCTTCCAAAGCTCGAAGCTGAATTGATAGCACAAGAGCCAGTCATTGCCGAGTTTCTAGTCAAGCAAGTACATACCTTAGCAACCGAGGTTATCACTTGGGCACAATCTAAATTCCCTGAATTAGCAGGTACTCAAAATGGCTAAAGACAAATCACCCATGAAGAAAGAGCCGATGAAAAAAGCCCGTAAAGACGAGGCTAAAGGCGTTAAAAAGAAGATGAAGAAAGATTGCATGTAAGCAATAGCCAAGGTTTAATCGCCTTGGCATCACACATAAGGATTTGATAATGGCAAAGCTCACCGCAAAGAAAAGAAACGCACTACCTAAGAGCGATTTCGCACTTCCGGGGATTGAAAAATATCCTGTTAACGATAAATCACATGCCAAAAATGCCAAGGCACGCGCTTCCGAGATGGAAAAGAAAGGGAAACTTTCGATGTCATCTAAGGAAAAGATTGATGCTAAGGCAAATAAGGTATTAGCAAAAGGTAAAAAGAAGTAATGAGAAAGGCTAAAAATCTGAATGGTTTTAGAAACCTTACAGAGACCAAGTTTAGAGATAACCGTTTGACTCCTAGGATGGAGAGACGCTTTCAAGAGAAAGAAGCCTTGAAGCGTAAACGCAAAATGAATAGGGATGTGAAGAAATGGCCACCATCAGAAACACATGGGTCGAAAAGGTTAAACGTAAAAAGGAGCATGAAACCGCCCCTTCTTATGAACGTGATCCGTTGGCTGATACGTATGCCCACGATGCTAAGAAGCCTAAGAAGAGGTTCACGCTTCCGTCAACCTCTATCCTAGTTCGCACACTACGAGGGATAAGGAAATAGATGCAATGTCACAGTTGTAGCTATCCCGATTCTCGCGTGGTGGAAACGAAACGGGATGACAGGCTAAATAAAATCGTTAGACGCCGAGAGTGTATTAAATGCGGTGTCCGATTCACCACGCAGGAAAACATTAGAGAGAATCCAAACTATCAGACTCCGGCACCGAGAAGGATATTAGAGAAATGATTCGATCTGCTGCTGAACTACTAAAAACATTCAACGAATATGAGGCCGGGATTAATAAAGGCACTCAAAAACAATTAACNATTCTACCCGACAGGATGATTATTCATGCGCATGAACAGGATAAGGTATATGTTCCAACTCCCACAGGTTCTATTTTTCATGACAACGATCAATTTGTGCGTGTCATTATGGGGCCTTATGGAAGTGGCAAATCAACACTCTCAATTGCAGAAATCGTTAAACGCGCTTGTGAAGTGCCAGTATGGAATAACGGTAGACGTAGAAGTCGATGGGGAATTGTGCGAAACACTTCTGGCGAGCTTGCCACAACAACCTTAGCCACATGGTTAAGCTGGTTTGATGAGCTGGGCGATGTTCGTAAACGTCAAAAGCCCATGCTCACATACGAGCATACATTCAATGACGGCAAGGGAATTGTAGAACTTGAGCTACTATTTATCGCATTAGACAGACCCGAAGACGTAAGAAAGATTAAATCGCTAGAGCTAACAGGTTGCTACATTAACGAGTTATCGGAAGTGCCAAAAGCAGCACTTGCCCACATGAAAGGCCGGGTGAATCGTTACCCATCAAAGGCATTCTGCAAAGAACCGTATTGGTCTGGNATCATNGCCGATACCAACCCACCCGAAGATGACCATTGGATATTCAAAGACTTTGAAGAGAACTGCGCAGACAATCACGTGCTATTTAAGCAACCGCCCGGACTGATAAAGAACAAGGATAATGAGTGGCGCAGAAACCCAGATGCAGATAATGCCGGGCATTTACCCCATCATTACTACGAGAATTTAGCCAGTGGGCAATCAGAAGAGTTCATCAAAGTATTCTGTTTAGGCGAATATGGGGCTGTAGGCTTCGATAAGCGCGTTTATCCTGAGTTCAACCCAGATTTCCATGCGGTCGATAAATTGGAGGCAATACAGGGGCTAGGATTGCGTTTATGCTGGGATTTTGGCTTAACTCCGGCTTGTGTTGTCAAACAATTGTCTGCTCGGGGTCAATTACTGATACTCAAAGAGTACGTAAGCGAGAATATGGGAATTAGAACGTTTGCCGAGTCCGTAGTGATTCCCGGACTGCAAAAAGATTTCCCTTATTGCAAGGTAGAAAGCTCAGTAGGTGACCCGGCAGGAAATGCGCGTGATCAGATTCACGAAGAGATGTCATGTATTGGTGAGCTTAATTCCCTAGGCATTGAAACGATTGCTGCACGTACAAATGATTTAGAACCACGGTTAGGGGCTGTTCGATTCTTCCTTAATCGCATGGTTGATGGAAAACCAGCATTGCTATTGGACAAGAAGAATTGCCCAACATTATTCAAGGGATTTGTTAAGAAGTATGTTTATGCTCGTGTGGCTGTAGCAGGTGAAGAGCGTTACAAAGACAAGCCTACGAAAAATATGGCTTCCCATCCAATGGACGCGCTAGGTTATGGGTGTTTAGAGATTGCGAGCGACCAAGTAACACAAGATAAGTTCGGAACAAATAAGCACGAAAATATGTTTAATCCTGTAATGAGGATATTTTAAATGATGGTTTCAATTACCCTTTATGATGAAAATGATAACCCTGTGATGATAGTTGATAGCACTGATAGTCCAAGTTTAATACGGGTTCATATCACCGATGTAGACAATGGCGTTAATGTGGATATTGACGAGTTAAAAGCAGCATTGCGCAAGCTTTCAGCTAAATAAGGAGTGATGAAATTAGCGCACATCACGAGTACTTGTTTGATTACAGGTACAAAGATTTAGAAACAGGGAAGTTGAACATTGATAAGCTTACAACTATCAATAGCTGTCACTCATACTCACAGTTGGTAAGTAGTGGCACAGAATGTTCCGCTGAATATTACGAGCAACGCCAAAATGCTTATGAGCAACGCATTATTCGCCAGCAAGAGCGAGAAAAGTATGCGCTTGAACAAGAGTTACGGCAAAAAGAATATGAAATTAGGCGTGAAAAAGAACGAAAAGAACAAGAAGAACGCGACTCAACACTAAGGGAACTCAGGGAATACAGGGAACGATTAGAGGCCAGAGAAGCAGAATTGGCACGAAATAGACGCTTACGAGAAGAAGAAACGCGACAAATTTATTTGGGCGGTTCCAATCATGGGCAATACATCATAACAAATAG